GGCGGTTTTCCGCATATGGCGCATCCATGTTCTTGCTCTGTAAGTCTCTCATCGTACTGTTCAAGCGTAATACCGTATCGCTTCTTAATCTGAGAAGCGCGGTCTCGTCTTTTGTTTTTCTCAGAATGGTAATACTTGTTCCAGGAGGCCCGCCCAGAAGGGGTCTTGCGATAATTTCGCATGTAAGCGGCAGACGAATGCGACGACATACAATGAGTATACCATCGTACCGCGGGTTTGCAACCGCGATGACGCCATAAGGAGCCGCGCATGGCGAGCCACTTCGTTTCGCTGACCAGGGGCAAGGAAGGCTTCCAGTTCAACGACTTTACCACGGGCGCCGCAACGTCCGGCCAAGTCATTGAACTTAGGCTCGATGATGCCTCCGGATTTCGTCGCATCGAAATCATCAAGGCAATCGAGGCGTTCGAACGCTTCTTTGAAAACCCGGCCCTCTACAACACGGCGGGCTTCATCACCTCCGAGTAGGAGATAAGGTAAGATGGCAACCGAAGCCCTTAAATCCAATCCGATCGTCAACCTGGACTCGTTCCCGGTTGTCACCAACACCACGGGTGAGGGCGACGACGGGATGATGCGGTGTGTCTGCGGCCATATTGCTGCGACTGCCGGCGTGACCTCGCCATCGACCTACCGCATGGTTCGCTTGCCCACCAACGCCAAGATCAAGCACGTCCTGCTTCGATCGGTGGCGCAGGGCGGCGCCTCGGCGGTCGACATCGATGTCGCCTTCTCCGACTCCACCGTGGACGGCACCCAGCAATCCCTCGCGGGCGGCGTCGTGCAGGTCACCGGCCCGGTCGACAACAAGCTGTTCGGTGCGGCGACTTCGCTCGTCAGCGCCGTCGGCTCCGTGACCGCGGCCTATGCCGACATCACGTTCGGCGGCACCTTCACCACGGACATGGTGAACATTCCGCTCTGGCAGGTGTTGGTCAATCTGGGTGCGACGCAGTTCACGTCAGACCCCGGCGGCTTCTTCGACATCCTGCTCAAGTCGACCGCGACGATCACCAACGGCGGCGACATCGCAGTCGAGGTGCAATACTGCGTATGAGGTAACTCATGACCACGCATCGAGAAGATTTGGCGGCCGAAAGGGCGGCCGAGAAGGCGGAGAAGGCGCACGAGAAGACCAGGGTCAAGCACAAGCCATCTTCGGTCTTTGCGGTTCGATGCGAGACGCTGGCCGCGCCTGGTCCCATCATGGTTTCCGGTGTGGATGTCGGCGACATGCTCCTCGGCGTCTTCGTCGACGGCGGGACGTATATCAGCGCCGGCAATGCCGACCTCGAACATGCCGTCACCGTCGCGGACCAGATTCAGCAACTCGGCAGCAATGGTCCATACGGGGCCGTGCTCGTCTTCGTGAGGGTTCCAGATGGCGATTAACAAGTGGGTCATCACGACCTTCAACGCCAGCACCGGCGCCACGCAGGGCGCCCAAGGCGGCCTTGCTACCGGAGCGACTGCTGACGGTGGCAGCGTGACGGTGGGATGGGATTCTGCCGTGATCACCACCTTCGAACAATATCGTGCCTGCATTCGATCGATCGATCAGCAGATCAGGGGACAGTTGGGGCCGGTCTGATGGCGCAGGACACTTGGCTCAACGCGACGGTCAACAAGGACGCCGCGAGCATCCCCGACAAGGCGGATATCGTGAATACGGTCGTTGGCGGTACAGCGGCGGCAAACGACATGACGATCTCCTGGGATTCGGCTGTGGTTACCAAGCTGAACACCTGGGATTCTGTCGTTGCTACTGCCCGTCGCCGAGCAATCGCTGCCGGTCTGACTTAGAGGTGCTCCATGGCGATGTTGGCTGAATACACCTTCACCCTCGCGGTCCAGAAGGCCGAGGGAGTTCGCCAGGCAGCGAAGGCTGCGGCGTTCGCCACTTGGGCATTCCAGCAAGGCGCTCCTCTGACGACCTACGTCACCGCGCTCGAGACTGCCGACAACGCCTATATCGCCTCGGTCAACTCGGCCGCCAACACGCTCGGTGTCATCGGCCTTCCGTACCCTGGTCAACTCGGCCCTGCCGGTGCTGCAGCACTTGGCTCCACCGTGATCGGCAACGTCGGCATGTCCTCCGTCTCGCCAGGGCTCGGCTCTAGCTGGCAGACCTATGGACCGGTGGCCCTGCCATGAGCGCAGACAAGAGTTACATCAAGGCGCATGACGACGCTGTTGCAAAGGCGGAAGGTTCCCGTCAGGCCGCGGCAGTTGCCGGCGCATCTCAGGCGACGGTTGTCAGCGCCGATGTCACCTTCTATCGTGCTGTAGCCAAGTCGGCCATCGCCAACAGCGTGAGTCCGTCGGCTGCCATGCAGGTGCTTCGCGACCTTGGCGTGACGGGGCTGAGCATCGCGTTTCTGGTCGCGGCGTCCTGGCTCATCGGTCCCACCAAGGTTCATGCGGCGCCGCTGGTCGCGCCGTGCACCGAATTGACCGTCACTTCGGTCGAATGCGATCCGGTCAACTCTGCCAATCCGCTGCCGGTGTCTCCCAACGCTTTTCCTGCAGGGGCCACTCCTGTCACCGCTTCGGCTTCGGGAACGACGGCGGCTGTTACGGCTACTATCCCAGCCATTGCTGCAAAGACTGCATTTCTATGCGGCTTTGTCGATGATGCGGTAGCGACGGGGGGAACGGCAGTAACTGGTGCCATAACGGGATTGATCGGCGGCACATTCACCTACATTCAGCAGGTCGGCACGCTCACCGGCACAGGAAACTATCATTACAATCTCAATTTCACCCCCTGCGTTCCGGCCAGCGCGGTCAACACACAGATTCAGTTGATCAGCGGCGCGGCTGGTTCCGGTGGCGTGCAGGGCGTGATGATGTGGGGCTACTACAAGTAGCCTAGCAGTGCGTTGTTAAAGGGCAACACGGCGGGCACCCTCCCGTCATGGTTGCCTCCTTCACGCCGGTGGACATTGGAAACCGGGCGCTGCAGCATGTCGGCGCCGAACGCATCACGACCTCGGATTTCAGCGAAAACTCTAAACGGTGCGCAGAGGTCGCTGCCTGCTATGACAAACTGCGGACGGCCGAGCTCGAGCGCAACGATTGGGAATTTGCGATCAAGCGGGTAATCCTGCGACCGATCGACACCAACACCATGCAGCTCAGTCCGTCGTTGTGGTCAGGCAACGCGGTCTACTTCTCCGGCTCGATCGTTTCCGACAGCACTGGCAACCTCTGGCAATCTCGCCTGCAGAATAATGTCGGGTTTCAGCCTGGCATCGTCTGGACGGCATGGGAGCCGTATTTCGGGCCGCTGACGGTAGAGCTTTACGACCCGACGGCATCCTATTTCCCCGATGAAGTGGTCTATACCCTAGGTGGGGACGGCACCTACAATGTCTATCTGTCGCTGACTAGCAACAACGCCGTCGATCCTTCGTTGTCCAATCAGTGGGCGTCGACAACCACATACTTCCAGGGTGATGTCGTCCAGCAGTTTGCGGCGTGGGCGTCCGGCACGACCTATCCGGCGGGGCCGGGCGTGCTCTACACCGACGGCAATTGGTATGCCTCGCTTGTCGCCGGCAACCTCAATAATCCTCCACCATTCAATCCGACCAAATGGGCGAAGATTCCGACGCTGGTCCTGCAATCGCTCCAGGTTCCTGCCCCCAATTTTCCGGTCACGCCACTAACGCCCGTCGCGTTTTCTCCGGTCACGGAATGGTCAATTACGCAGACCTATGGTGTTGGCAGCTTCGTTCAATTCAAGGGCAGTCAGTACGTTTCGCTACAAGCCAACAATACCGGCAATTTCCCGAATCAGCCGGCCGCGGTTTTCTGGGCGCGGGTCACGCTGGGAACGCTCTATCAGAGCCTGATCGATTTGAACCTCGGTAACAGCCCCGCGAATGCAGCTCTGCTGTGGGTGGTTGGGACTTCTTATTCCATTGGCAACCTCGTCGGCGGCAGCGACGGCTACATATACATTTCGGTCACCAACGGTAATGTCGGTCACAATCCGACGCTCGATGGTGGCGTTAACTGGACCAACACTCTCGTCCTCAATCCATGGACGACTGTCTTTACCCAAGGCGGCGGCAACAGCCAGTGGCTGCAGATCGGTGGTGCATCGTTTCCGAGCGGTGTGGCGCTCGCGCAGCTTCGGGTCAGATATCCGGCCGGCTGCGGGCCGTCATCGCAGTCCGAGACCGGGAACGTCTTTCGACTGCCGTCCGGTTTTCTCAAGAAGGCCCCGACCAATCCGAAGGCGGGAGTGTGGCCATTTCTCGGTGCGCCAAGTGGACCAATGCCCGACGATTGGCTGTTCGAGGGTCCCTACCTCGTCAGTCATGAGATCAGTCCGCTCATGCTGCGGTTCATCGCGGACGTGACGGACGTTTCGACATTCCATTCGATGTTCTGCGAGGGCCTTGCCGCGCGCATCGCCGTCGAGGTCTGCGAGCCGCTGACGCAGTCGACGGCCAAGGTGCAGATGATCGAGGGGCAGTATAAAACTTTTATGAGTGAGGCCAGATTGGTAAATGCCATTTTGGTTGGAGCTGAAGAACCCCCGACCGACGATTTTATTAGCTGTCGGTTATGACCGATGGCGAGCGCCACCTATCAGCGCTTCAGCTTTCTCGGCGGTGAAATCAGCCCGCTTGCTCAAGGCAGAGTTGACCGAGAGCAATATCTGACATCGATGAACGTCTGCTTCAACGGGCATCCCGTTGAGGCAGGAGCGTGGGTGCGGCGTCCAGGTACGGCACATGCCTACATCACGCGCGGAGCCGCGGCCGGTCGGGTGTTGCGCTTCGACTTTCAGGCGTCGACGCCCTACACGATAGAGCTCACCGACGGCTATATGAGGTTTCGGGTCGGGCAGCGGCTCGCCACGACCAACGATGCGCAGACTGTGTTGGCAGTGTCGGCCGCCAATCCGGCAGTGGTGCAGACCGGTGCGGCGCATGGCTGGTCGTCCGGTAACACGGTGACCTTTCCGACGAACGGAAACGGAACGCTTGATAAACGCCAGTTTCTGATTACCGTCACCGACGGCACACACTTCTCATTGCAGGACCCTATCACCGGCGCCAACATCAATGGGACCGGTCTCGGACCATTCGTGGCCGGCACTGTCTCGCGAATCCAGGAACTGACGACGCCCTACACGCTGGGTTCATGGGCGAACATCCGGATCATCCAGGCCGAGACCACCGCGGTCTTGCTGGCACCAAATCAGCAGCCACAGATACTGACGGTGCCGACGCTGCCGGGTGTCTCCAGCGATGCCGTGTTTGCGCTGGCAACCATGGTGTTTCTCGACGGCCCCTACTTGGACCCCCTAAACAATGGTGTGCAGGTCACGCCGAGCGGAACGACCGGCATTATCACGCTGACCCTTGGCTTCCCGGCTTATGATGCGACCAAGGCGTACAAGGTCGGTGATTTCGTTTTCTCGGCCGCGGTCAACTATGTCAGCCTGGTCGATCAGAACGTCGGTAATACGCCCGCCATCAGTCCGACGAAGTGGGCCGTGACATCCGCGGGAGCCGCCATCAACAACGGGCGGGGCTGGCTTGGCACCGATGTCGGCCGTCTCGTGCGGCTCTACTCTGAACCAGCGTTGTGGGCCGTCGGAACAGCTTACGTCAAGGGGCAGATTGTTTCCTACAATCCGAGCGGGCTTCCCGGCGGGGCTACTTACTGGCAGGCTCTTGTCAACAACACCGGAAACATCCCTGGTAATGACACGACGAACTGGTCGCTGCTCGCCACCAATCAGGCGGTGATCTGGAGCTGGGGCAAGATCATCAGTCTCGCGAACCAGATCAGCCAGAGCGTGGCCGGCGTTTCCAACATCGGCAATATGACGACGAACGGCGGCCTCGCGGCGGCATTTGATGGCATCACGAATCAGTCAAGTGCCGCATCCGCTGCCGGGGTACCGGGAGGGTATGTCGGCCGGCACTTCGGCGGCGGCGCTCAAGCGATCGGTTCTGTTGCGGTCTATCCGTCGAATGACGGTGGATTTAGTTTTGTTGCTGGCTCTCTCTTAACGATCAATCTTTATGCCAAGAACACGGCGCCGGCATCGGCAACAGACGGTACGTTGATTGGGACATCAGGGTCGTTCAAGGATGGGCTGACGGCAGTCACGATCCAATCTACTTCTGCCGCGAGTTGGAATTATGTCTGGGTGCAGATTCTTACGTCCGGAGGATTTGCTGCGTCTCTTTGCGCCGAGTTACAGTTGTTCAATCCGCCCGGTACCGGTGCCGGCTCGATCGCCAACCTGGAAATCCTCGGCCCGGCGCTGCTCTACACAGTCCCCATCATCACCTGGCGATTGGGAGTCTATAGTGGAACAACAGGATATCCGACTTGTGGTTGTTACCATGAAGGACGCCTCTGGCTCGGTGGTGCCGTGGCCAACCGTTTCGATGCTTCTGTCAGTAACGGCTTCTCTGGAAACAACATCAACTTTTCCCCAACCGATCAGTACGGGACTGTGGGTGCATCAAACGGAATATCTGAAGTCCTGAACTCCGACGGCGTCAATCCGATCTCGTGGATGATCCCAGACTTGGCCGGTGTTGTCATGGGGACGCTTGCCGGCGAATGGTTGATCGAGCCCTTGGCAGCCGGAGCGATGGCGCCGAACAACATTGCGGCTCGTCCCATTCCGAAGATTGGTTGTGCCAACATCCAACCGGTGCGGACGGAGCACACCCATATTTTCGTTCATCGCTACCGCCGCAAGCTCATGGAGGGCTTTTCTGACGTTTTCAATGGCAAGTTCTCGGCGCCGAACCTTGCGCGATGGGCGATGCACATTACGCATCCGATGGTGGCGGAACTCGCCTATACCGACGCGGTGACGCCGATTG